CTTAAAGAAAGCGCATATTGCCCTGATGAAACACCCTGAGACTGCGTTGTATTCGGGAGTGATGCTCATGGGTAAGTCAGAGGTAAGCGACGAGATGTTTACAGCATATACAGATGGTGTGAATAAAAGATACTCTAAGCCATTCCTCGAGACAATCAGTAGTGAATCTAAGTTGCGTGGCTTAGTGTTGCATGAGAATCTTCATGTGGCATTAAAGCAAATCCCTCGTGGTAAGGATATGTTCAAGGAAGATTCTAAGATTGCAAACATGGCGGCGGATTTTGTAGTCAATGACATTATCGCTAACATCAAAGGAACAGTAAGCGGTGGAAATGAATCTATCGTGACCTTGCCCGAAGGTGCGTTGTATGACCCTTTCTTTCATAACTGGAATATGCGTGAGATATATAACCATATCCGTAAAGAGAATCCTCAACGACAAAAACAATCAGGTGGCTCATCAGATGAATCTAACAGTCCATCAGAGAGTGGAACGCAAGGTAGCGGTGGTGATAACAAGATCAAAGCTAACGGCAAAGAGTATGACATGGGCGGTAGCGGATTCGATGAGCATGATTGGGAAAGCTATATCGAAGGACTATCAGACGAAGAACGCAAAGACTTGGGTGACAAGATAGACAGAGCGTTGCGTGAAGGTGGTATGTTGGCTGGTCGCATGGGCGGTAAGATGCCACGAGCAATCGGTGAACTACTTGAACCCAAGATTGACTGGCGGGAAGCGTTGCGTGACTTTGTAGCATCGAGCATGAAAGGCAAAGATGAATTTACTTGGCGACGCATGAACAAGCGACACATGGCTAATGACATCTATATGCCAAGCATGGAGAATGAAACTATCGGCGAGGTCATCGTAGCTATTGATACATCGGGGTCGATTGGTGGCAAAGAACTTACAGAGTTTGCAACAGAACTGGCTTCAATCTGTGACCTAGTGTCGCCTGATGTGGTAAGAATTATATGGTGGGATGCTGATGTGCATGGTGAGCAAGTATTCAAACCTGACCAATATCAGAACATCGCATCGCTATTGAAACCATTAGGTGGTGGTGGCACTGAGGTCTCATGTGTAAGCAAGTATATCAATGAGAAGAAACTTAGTGCAGAAGCAGTCATTGTGTTTACCGACGGCTATGTTGAAAATAATATCGAGTGGAATATCACTCCACCTACCCTGTGGATGATTACTCAGAATCGAAGTCTTGATGTGCCTGTCGGTAAGAAGGTTATGTTCGGAGATAACTAATGGGTGACGGCGGACTAGCTAGAATCAGAAACGACTTAGTAAATGAACTAATAAAACATTATGGGAAAGGAGCGTATACATGTGCAGTAGAAAGAATGTCTGCCTATGAGGGCGATGAACTCATGATAGATATGTGGCGAAAAGTAGTAGAAGAAATTGATGAACATTTTAAACAAGGAGAAGTGCAATGAAAGCATTAGAATGGGATAGACTTACTAACATCAGTAAGACAGTAAAGCCTTATCGTGGGACTACAAATCGTTTTCCTATCGACAAGAGAACTCACAATACAAAGTGTTTCTATGTTGAAGAACGCAACGGCGAGCAAGTGTATGTGATTACCTACGGCTTTAGACACAACGAGCATTACCATACGAAAGCAGAGTATGAAGCAAACCCATCTAGGATTCATCACAGACAATGGGAAGAAGACGAATCTAAAATGTATGTAAGCTATACACCTGTGCCTAGAGAGTTAGGCATCGTGCGTTCCGACAATACCTTTGAGTTTACTGCGCCTTACTATGGGCAAGGAGACAATCAGATCATGAGTATGTGGAGTCGTGGTTACTTTTCTAGGAGTTCACGACATGGTGGAATGGTATATGGCGAAAGAGGTAGTCTTTTTCATCCGATCTTTAAAGGTATGCGATTAAACTGCAACACCATGATGCCAGCAGAAGGTAGCGAATACAAAGTTGTTGGTAAGCGAGTCAGTCGGAAAGATGCTAAAGAGTTTCTTAGCGGATACGATGATTTCTACAAGGTCAATGAGGTTATGTTCAAAGCGATGGAATATAAAAACTTTATGGATACTGTCGCCGATGTTGCTGAACAAGTTAATGCAAAATTTGACTCGTGGTGTTTAGATTCTGATGTAAGGAGAAACTTATACAAGTTCTTTGAAGATAACAAAGATACTGCGCCGTTGGATGCGTGTTGTGCGTTCGTTCTTGCTGATGATATACAGAATATGTATCGTCGTGTGCGAGAGCATGTAAAACAACAAGCAAGCTATCGCATGGAAGACTTAGAGTTGCAGAATCTATTTGACAATGTCAAGCGTAGACTCAACAAAGAGTTGTATCGTAAGAATCCACAATGTATGAAACTAACAGAGTATACCCCCTATCAGTATTACGCACCTAGCGAGTGGGGTGTTGAAGTGTATGTTAATGGTAACGAAGTTGAACAATACTAAGGAGAAGTAAATGAGCTATATCGTAGATGGTTTTAAGACCGAAGAACTGGCTTCAAAAATAGATGCGTCACCATGTAAGAAACTAATACAAGAACTGAACTTCAAGTATGGACTCAAGGTGATTGACTCTAGACCACTTCAAAACTGGGGTGCGGATAATGTAGAGTTTTATTTAACCGAATCGACTGGTGCTTTTGTTGCTGGTCGTGTGTGGACATACAAGGAAAATGGAAACATTATCTATAACTTTCGCACACCATTCTACCGAAAGGACAGAGGGTCGGACAATGCAGATAGAGAAACAATCCATAGCAAGAAACTTTCTACATTGATGGCTACATTAAAACGGCAAGATGTTGTTCCATCATTGGGTGGAATGTTAAAGAGTCGGCATCAAGATTCTTTTGAGAACGCAGTCAACAGTCTAGAATCTCATCATGGTAATACTTATAAGCGTGTCGAGTTAGAACCCGATGAACTTCATGCGTTGTTGCGTAAAGCCATCATAGGTGTAAATACTAGTAACCTAGATATAAATAAATGTAAAGAACTTCTTGACAAATACGATAAGATAGATAGAATCAAAGATGAAAGAGCTAAAGATGTTGAAAGATTTTTTGGCGGTGGCTTTCATGCGGTAGGCGCAGACAAGCTAGGTCATTTAGTCATCGGCACTCTAAAGCGTATTGACTCTAGTAAGTATGAAATTATCAATCCATTCAAGCGTGTAAAGGATTTATCAGAGCATGAGGAACTACAACCAATTATGTTAATGCAGAAAACAATCTTCCAAGATAGATATACCACAGGCGAGACAGGCAAGCTACATTCAAATTATGTGCCAGTATCTAATCAATATATGGCAGACCTTGATATTGCCTACTGTGCGGTTCGTGGTATTGATTACTTTGACCTTGCTTGGATTCTTGTCCCATGCTCGACAAACTAAGCCCAATCGTGCATCAATATAACTGGAACTTGTATCGTGTGCCTTTGCGTAAGGTAGGAAATAAATACACGATGTATGTGGCTGATGGATTTACTCGGGAATTTGATGAACATACATTACCCGATGAAGTCAAAACCAAGATGGCTATGATACTGTCTAGATATAAACAGATGCTACAAGATTACGAAGTAACTGAATTAGCTTTGCTTGCTACTTGTCACGACGAAGATATGCAAGAGATAGGGTGGCGGTCAAGTGACAGTTGGTTCGTCGTAGTATTGTCGTCTCAGTTGTTAATGAAACTAAAAGGAGAAGCGTAATGGCACAAACCCCCGAAGGGAAAGTGAAGGACAAGGTCAAGAAGATACTCAAAGAGCAGAACATATATTATGTGATGCCAGCGACAGGCGGTTATGGTAGTAGCGGTGCGCCTGATTTCCTAGTGTGTCATAAAGGAAAGTTTTTTGGCATAGAGTGCAAGGCGGGAGATAACCAACCGACTGCGTTGCAAACTGACAACATGAACTGGCTTGAAGATAACGGCGGAACCGCTATTGTCGTAAATGAGAATACAGTTATGCCTTACATGGAGTTGTATTTTAAATAAAGGAGAAGTGAAATGAGATTATATCCACGCAAGTATCAGGTAGTAGAACCAGTAGTAAAAGAACCTGAGAAACCAAAGCTAACCGATAAAGGTTCTAAGTTTGTTTGGACTAAAGGCGCTGATGTTATGAAGACTTTTAGACGACATGGATTTGTCCCGCCATCAGAGTATCGCAACGACTACTTGTTCAAAAAGAATCGAGAACTAACCAATGAATGAGAATGATTTACGAGATTGTTTTGCTATGTTTGCTATGGCGGGAATAGTTATGGATGGTAGTTTAAGTTCAATCGCTTACACAGAGAAAAAGGTATTAGTAGACGAGATTGCAAGACTAGCATACGCACAAGCAGACGCAATGCTCGAAGCAAGAAAACCACCCGACATGGGTATAACCGCAGTAAAACCTAAAAGGAGAAGTAAAGATGGCAAAGCAAGCTGACAATGTAAACAGTCCAGCACACTACACTACTGGTGGAATTGAAACCATAGACTTTATCGAAGCAAAGAACTTAGGTTATAACTTAGGTAATGTCGTCAAATATGTTTCTAGGGCACACTACAAAGGTAGAAAGATTGAAGACTTAAAGAAAGCTGAGTGGTATCTAAAGCGTGAGATTGCTGTGTTGGAAAAGCTATCATGAACAATGAACCAGTAGCGTATGTAACAGGGCTAAATAAATTTGACTCAAAAATGGTTGATACTGTTTTAAAAGTAGGTACACCACTCTACACCCATCCAGCAAGTTTAGTAGATTGGTCTTATCAACAGGGATATCAAGTAGGGAAAGAAACCCATCTAGCAAAGACACTAACAGATGAGGAAATAGCAAAATTAGCTGACGATATTCTTGGTTATCAGATTTACGGATACAAAGAAAGCGGAGTTTATGAATTTGCTAGAGCAATACTAAGAAAGGCAAGCGAATGAATGCAAAACAAGTGGCTGATGAGTTGGAAAACATTTATTGGATACAGGGCGATGGAAAAGGCAAACCATTTCAGCAGTATGCAGACTTTGTACGCCAGCAACAAGTTGAAATTGAGGCGTTGAAAGCAAAGACACTAACAGATGAAGAAATAGAGGAAGTGTTTAGAACTGTGGAGCAAGACTTTGCTTTAACAGAATCTAAAAAATCCGATGGTGGTTGGAGAAACTTTCCTGTTGAATTGGGCAGAGCAATACTAAGAAAGGCACAAGAGAAATGAAACACGAAACTTATGGCGAATACCAATTCAAGCTAGAAGAAGGTGTATATACCCTTGCAGAGTTAGAAAAATTGGTGGCAGACTTAAAAACAGCACAGGCAAGGATGTCTAATCATCTTATGCAATCTATGCAGTTAGTAAGAAAGGCACAAGAGAAATGATTGGATTACTAACCGCTTTCTTTTTATTTCATGGCGATGCCGAGTGGTACTGGTGGGCATTATGGTCTGTCTTAGCGTTGGCGAATGTGGTGAACTTTGTCCGTAATCATTAACCCTTAGGGAGTTAGGTTTATACTTGACTCCCTATTTTTGTAACTATACACCCTCTTATTTAATGAACATAATTACGCTGGACTTTGAAACTTATTACGCTCAAGACTATTCACTATCTAAGCTAACGACTGAGGAATACATCAGGGACAAACGATTTGAAGTAGTCGGTGTTGGTGTTAAGGTTGGCGATGGTGTGGCTGAATGGTTTTCTGGCTCACACCTCGAGGTTCAAAAATACCTATCCACGCTCCCGTGGAAAGATAGCGCATTACTTTGCCACAACACGATGTTCGATGGTGCAATCCTTGCTTGGCGCTTTGGCATAAAACCAGCGCTATACCTAGATACTCTTTGCATGGGTCGGGCTACCAATGGTGTCGATGTAGGTGGGTCATTGGCTTACCTCGCCGAGCGTTATAACTTGGGTAAAAAGGGAACTGAAGTCCTTGACGCAAAAGGCAAGAATATAACTGGTTTCACAAATAGCGACCTTGCCCAATACGGCGAATACTGTAAAAACGATGTAGAGCTAACTTTTAAGCTCTTCCAAGTATTGTCGAGCGCGTTTCCACCTGATGAGCTTTCTTTGATTGACATGACCTTACGCATGTTTATTAACCCGATCTTAGAGGTTGATGATGCGTTGCTCAATGAAAGGCTGGAAGAATTAAAGCATGAGAAATTACAGTTATTAGGGACACTTAAAGTTACCTTGCAATGTGAAAGCGAAGAAGAAGTTCGTAAGAAATTAGCAAGCAATAAACAATTCGCTGCGGTGTTGGAGAGCTTTGGTGTTGAAGTCCCAATGAAAGAAAGCAAGACCACTGGCAAACTGACTTTTGCACTGGCAAAAAATGATACGGGCTTTATGTCTTTACTCGAACACGAAGATCCAATAATTCAACAACTCGCTGCGGTGCGTTTGGGAACTAAGTCTACTATTGAGGAGAGTAGGATTGAACGATTCATTGATGTTGGAAGTAGAAACAAAGGAAGATTACCAATACCGCTCAAATATTACGGGGCGCACACGGGTCGTTGGGCGGGGTCGGACAAGGTTAACTTCCAAAATCTGCCGTCCCGCGACGCAAAGAAAAAGGCTCTTAAGAAAGCGTTGGTTGCCCCCGAGGGCTACGCGATTATCAACTGCGACTCGTCTCAGATTGAGGCAAGAGTTCTTGCTTGGCTTTCGGGTCAGACCGACTTGGTTCAAGACTTCAAACTGGGAAATGATGTTTACTCCACATTTGCGTCGAAAATATATGAGAGACCTATCACTAAAGAAAACCCTATTGAAAGGTTCGTGGGTAAAACCTGCATTCTCGGTCTTGGATATGGTACTGGCGGATTAAAGTTACAACACACGCTAAAGACTAGTCCGCCTGGGGCTGATTTGGAAATAGAAAAGTGTGAGCAAATAGTTAAACTATACAGAGATACCAACGACATGATTGTTAAGCTGTGGCGCGAAGGAGATAAAGCGTTAAAACAATTAGCCGATTGGCAACCCGAACAAAAACCTTTTTACTATGGTAAGCACAGATGCGTAAGGATTGTGCAAGAAGGTATTGAGCTACCTAACGGGTTATACATACGTTATCCTGAGTTACAGATCACTGATGAATCTAAAGGCGGATACCAATACAAATCACGAAAAGGCCCCGTGTCATTATGGGGCGGGTCAGTTGTGGAAAACGTAGTTCAAGCGTTGGCTAGGATTATTGTGGGTCAGCAGATGATTAAACTTACAGAGCGTTATAGACCAGTGCTAACTGTCCACGACGCTGCGGTGTGCGTAGTTCCCGAAGATGAGGTAGATGAGGCTTGTGCATGGATTGTCGAGGTCATGTCTACCCCACCAGACTGGGCTAAGGATTTACCCGTAGCTTGTGAAGCTCACTATGGACTTAATTACGGAGATATGGAAGAATGGAGAGCTAATGGGTAAGCATAAAAAGCCTAAAAATGCTAGTAAAAAACAACAGAAATGGCAAGCGAAAACTTTGTCAGAAATGTTTGATAATATAAGACGCGGTCAAGAATATGTGACTGTCGTTATGCAAAGAGATAGTTGGGAAACACTACAATGGGCTATTGCAGTTGCCCTAAGAGAAGAAGACAAATTTATTGAGGAAAATCAAGTGCCTAAGAAAATTATAGCCCCTGCGGTTAAAGATAAAAAGACTGGTGTTATCATAGAAGCTCCTTCAAAGAAGTGGGCGCATGACCAGCTAGAAGCCAAAGAACATATCAAAGACAAGAACGCAAAGCGGGGCTTTGTTACTAATGAGGATAAGTTTGTTAAGCGTAAAGAAGCCGCGAAGATTGCTAAAAAAGCTGGTCAAATAAAAGACAAAGATATCAAGAAGTTACATTCAAGCGACCTGCGTAAGGCTGGCGGATTAGCCAAGAAAAAGATTAAATGAAAGAGCCAATTCCTTTTTATGGCTTTTTAGATTTAGAAGAGCCAGTAGTTAAAATGACTCAGGAAGAAGTAGCTATTGTATTGGGGGTGAGCCGACAGACAGTTAATAATATTGAGAAAAACGCGTTCAAGAAGATTCGTAAAGAATTGTTTAAAAGAGGTATTGATAAGGAAGATATTCTATGATTGAGAAATTGCTAAAAGAAGAAATGAAAAAATATTACGAATGGCTTGAAAATTATTTAAAACAATGTAATATGTCAACATGAACTTTACTTGGTCGTTCTCCTCTCTAAAAGAATATGTTAATTGTCCTCGGCAATATCAGGAACTTAAGGTATTAAAGCGGTTTGAAAAGAAACAAACTGAGCAGATGCTATACGGGACTGTTGTCCATAAGGCATGCGAAGACTATGTTCGTGAGGGTAAACCCTTAGAGAAGAACTACCAAAGATTTAAACCCGTATTGGATGAATTAATTGCTATTAAAGGAACTAAATATCCTGAGCATGAAATGGCTTTGAAAGCAGATAAGTCGCCATGCGGGTTCACTGACAAAGATAGATGGGTTCGGGGTATCGTAGACTTGTTAATTGTAGATGGAGAGCAAGCGTATATTATTGACTACAAGACTGGTTCTAATCGTTATCCTGACCCCAAGCAGTTGAAGTTAATGGCATTGATGACTTTTGCCCACTTCCCCGAAGTGCAAAGAATTAAAGCTGGATTGTTATTTGTAATGCACGAAAGCTTTATGGATGAGGAATATTCTAGGCATCAGATTCCAAAACTATGGAGTTATTTTAGTACAGACCTTGAAAGATTAAACATATCATACGAAAATAATATATGGAATCCAAACCCTACTCCTTTGTGTGGCTGGTGTCCAGTCAAGAGTTGTGAGTTTCATAAGGAAAGATAATGATTGAGTCGTTAGTAAAACCTACCTCTTTAGATAACGATATTGCAGTGATAAAAATTTTGCAGTTGATGGGACAGTTAAGCGTAAATGATATTGAATACGTAATGAAAATTGCTCGTCAAGTATATGATGCTGTCAACCTTACAAGGAACGATAATGGATATTCGAGTACAAATTATTAAGGAAAACAAAGATGGTTCTGCCGACGCTGAAGTTAAGTTTGACAAAGAAGGACTCGAAGTCCTTGTGCAGTGGGGGCTTGTTGCTATGCTTACCAAAGCGATTGATGCGTACAAACCTAGACCCGAAGAAGCTAGCGATACTGTTACTAAGCGCTCTAGAAAGAAAGTGAAATAATATGCCATATGTTAATAAACCTAGACCATATAAAAAAGAATATCAACAAGAGAAAGCTCGAGGTGAAGAACCTCGCCGTGCAGAACGCCAACGCGCTCGCCGCGCTATTGATAAAAAGTTTGCAGACAAGAATAAAAACGGTAAAGCAGATATTCGTGAAGGCAAAGATGTTGCGCACGTTAAGGCTTTGGATAAAGGTGGCTCAAATAGAGCTGGTGTATTTATTGAAACTGCGCATGGTAATCGTTCTTTCAAAAGGGACTCGAAAGGTAACTTGGTTTCTGAGAAATCTAAAGGCGAAAAAGGCGAAAAGAAATTAAGTAAGGTAGTAAAGCTTAAGAAGTAAAAGTTGTGTCGTTAGGCATGAGTAGACATTGAAGATTTTTATTGGTTTTTTTCTTCATAGGTAAAACAACCATGTCAGTTGGGCGGTGTTTTTGAAGTCTTTGTACTTCTCCTTGGCGCGTCAGGCTCAACCGACTAACCCCCGTAAGGGGTCGACGTTATATATAGTTAAAGGATAGTTGTGGAAATTGTAGATCAGCAAGCAATTAAATTTAAAATAAAATCTGACAGAGTACCCCTCGTTACTGACTACCTTGAAAGAAGTGAAGTCTTGGAGAATAACGGGGATGACGCTGAACTATTGGTTTATTGGGGCATTGAAGAAATGCAACATATGGTCAAAGTCTATGGCGATAAAGTTCCTTCACCGATACAAAAAGATTACAAGTGGCCCGGAATACACACACCTTTTAAACACCAAGAAGTTACAGCAGCGTTCCTATCATTACATCAACGCGCGTTCTGTTTTAACGAAGCGGGTACAGGTAAAACTTCTTCAGTTGTCTGGGCGGCTGACTACCTAATGCAACAGGGTTTAGTTAAAAGAGTTTTAGTTATTTGTCCGCTATCTATTATGTATTCAGCTTGGCAAGCTGATATCTTTAAAACATCCATGCACAGAAGTGTGGCGGTAGCGTATGGCGATGCAGAGAAACGCAAGAAAATTATTAACGGTGTTTATGAGTTTGTCATCATTAACTATGATGGTGTAGGCATCGTGCAAGAAGATATTAAAAATGCAGGGTTTGACCTGATAGTAATTGATGAAGCTAACGCTTATAAAACAGTTACGACTAAGCGTTGGAAGACGCTAGCAAAATTAATTACACCCTCAACAAGGCTTTGGATGCTTACTGGTACACCAGCTTCTCAGTCACCACTAGATGCGTATGGCTTGGCGCGTTTGGTCAGCCCAGGAAATGTTCCTAAGTTCTATACGGCATGGCGAGATAAAGTCATGTATCAAGTATCTAGGTTTAAGTATATGCCCAAGCCAACGGCAAGAAATGATGTGCATAAAGCGCTACAACCAGCTATTAGGTTTGAGAAAGCACAATGCTTAGACTTACCTGATGTAACATACCAAACCCGTGTAGTCCCACTTACACCACAGGTCAACAAATACTACCAAGCCATTAAGAATCAAATGCTTATCGAAGCGGCGGGTGAAAAGATTAGTGCAGTTAATGCGGCGTCTAAGTTAACTAAGTTGTTACAGATTTCGGGCGGTGCGGTTTATACCGATACCCATGAAGTCATAGAGTTTGATATTAGTCCCCGCCTTAATGCATTAATGGAAGTGATAGATGAGACGCTACACAAGGTTATTATTTTTGTTCCGTATCGTCACACTATACAGTTGGTTTCAAACCATTTAAAAGCTAATAATATCTCTAATGAAATTATTAGTGGAGACGTGTCAGCTAGAGAGCGGTCTGAAATTATTAGTAGGTTTCAAATGTCAGAATTTCCACGAGTTCTAATTATTCAACCACAAGCTGCATCGCATGGTGTGACTCTAACCGCCGCTAATACTGTTGTTTTTTGGTCGCCGGTCATGAGTGTGGAAACATATCTGCAGTGCGTAGCTCGTATTGACCGCGTAGGTCAGGTTAACAAAATGACTGTCGTACATTTGCAAGGCTCTGAAATAGAACGAAAAATGTATTCCATGTTGCAGAACAAAGTTGATAACCACGAGAAGCTAGTTGACCTGTACAAAGAGGAGTTAGGTATAGAAGATGAGTGATACAACCTTAGATGAATTAGTAAAAATTTACTTGACAATTAGATCCGAACGTGAAAAAATGGAATCCGATTGGAAAGAAAAAGATAAAGAATTACACAATGAACAAGCCCTCTTGGAACAACAAATGCTAGGTATCTGTAACGACACCAATGCAACAAGCATTAAGACCGAAGAAGGCACAATCATTAAGTCGTTGAAGGAAAGATTTACGTTGTCAGACAGAGGAGCGTTTGATGACTTTGTCCGTGAGCATGATGCCGTAGAGTTGTATGAGGCTCGTATTCATCAGGGCAATTTCAAGGAATTCATGGCTGAGCATGCAGACGAAGGTTTGCCGCCCGGTGTGAATGTTATGAGGGAGTTTACAATCGTTGTCCGTAAACCAACCTCTAAAGTTAATTAAGTCAAAGGAGTAGTAAACATGAGTACACAGTTAGTTAATCTTAGTGAACTTGGCGCGCTGGCAAATGTAGGTGGATTGGATGAAGATACACTTGCCGTTGCTGGTGGTAATCGCCAAAGCAATAAACGTATTTCAATCAAAGGCGGAGTATTCCGCAAGTATGCAGGTGGCAAAGAAATCGGTGCAATCGAAGACCGTTACATGAATGTCATCATAGTAAAAATGGCACACAAAGCCTCACGTATGTTTTATGACAAAGGCTACAAAGAAGGTGAGAAGGTAAGCCCAGCTTGCTGGTCATCTGATTCTGAAAAGCCTGATGCGGACGTAAAAACTCCAGCATCATCTAGTTGTTTATCTTGTCCCAATAGCGCTAAAGGTTCAGGCGATAATGGTTTAGGCACAAAATGCAAACTGTCGTGGCGCACCGCAGTCGTTTTACCGAACGATCCAGCAGGTGATGTTATGCAGTTAGTCCTACCAGCTACCTCAGCGTTTGGTAAAGAAGATAATGGTCGTTGGCCTTTCCGTCCTTACATCCAGCACTTAGCGTCACACAATGTGTCAGCCGGCCGGGTTGTAACTAAGATGGCTTTCGATACAAAATCTCCTACACCAAAAGTATTGTTTGCTCCGGTTGGTGCAGTACCAGATGGTGATTTGGAAATCATTGCCCGTCAAGCCAAAAGCCCAGCGGCAGAAGCAGCTATCAAGCTGAACGTATTCCAAACCGACTCTACTGGTGATGCAGAAGTTGCCCAGCCAGAGGAAGTTGCAGAGCCAGTCAAGCGGGAGTCAAAAGCATCCGCCGGTGAGAAGGCATCCGACGTGTCGGATATAGTTAAAAAATGGTCTAAGAAGTAAGGAAACAGAATGCCACGGACGTATAGCAAAGAATTTATTAATGAGTTGGGAACACTGCGACCTTTTGATACCACTGGGGTTCAGCTAGCGAAGGCTTGTATAAGAGCAAACCTGCCGGCAAAGTATGTAGCCGTTGCGCTAGAAGTTACTCGTATGACGATTCATAGCTGGTTCCGTGGCAAACCTATCCGTGATAAAAACCGCAAATTAGTTGCTACATTTACAGACTTAGTTGAAAAGGATTTGGATGACGGAATATTGCCAGCCAAGACAACCGCTAAAGCTAAGGCTTATATTGAGGAAATGATAGGCGAAAAGATTTAACCCTAGGGGAAACCCTAGCCTTATAACCGAGCCGAGGATATCTCGGCTTTTTAGACTCTGCGCATATGTTAAAACAATTTTACGAGAAAGCATTGCCATCGCAGGGTGTTTATTGTGTAAGTGGTATAGATCCGAATAACAACAAAATAACGAACCGCTTTGCAGAAACACTTGAAGATGTATTTGAATTAGTTGAGAAGTTTAAAAAGAAGAAAGTAAACGTATATGTAGCGCCAGCATCATTTGAAGGTTTTAGTAGGAAAGCAGAGAGTTGTGTTTATGTTAGGTCTTTTTTTATTGACATAGATACACACGGCAAAAATTCATACGATGACAAAGAGGGTACGCTAGAAGCCCTTCAACAATTACTTAGCGCAACGGAACTACCTAAACCTACCTGCATTGATTCGGGTGGCGGACTTCATGCCTATTGGGTTATGGATAGGGATATACCCTATGAAGAATGGAAACCCTTAGCCGAGAAGTTTAAATCTTTATGCCTTAAACACATAGCTATAGATACATCAGTGACAGCAGATGGCGCTAGGTTGATGCGTTGTCCTGATACATTTAACTACAGATACACGCCACCAATTATGGCTACTGTGTTGGATGAAGAGATAACAGTCTATGACTTTGATGAGTTTAAGAAGTTTATGGATGAGGTCGAAACTGACCAGCCAGCTCAAGATCCATTTGCGAATGTACGCAGGGGGTTAGATGAAGATACGCTAGCTATGAAACGGGTAGATAACTACCAGTGGGACTTTTATAAAATAGCCCAGCGTTCGCTGTCTGGTGACGGATGCGCCCAAGTTAAGTATTGGTTAGAAAACGCTGATACGCTTGGCTATGACGACTGGTTCTCCAGTATGAACATCGCTTATTTCTGTGCAGACGGAGATAAGATGATTCATGAGGTATCTAAAGATCACCCAGACTACACAGAGAAACAAGTAGAAGAAAAGAAACTTGAGTTTATTAAACGCGGCAAACCACAGACTTGCGAGTACTTGGCTAGCCAAAACCCTGACAGATGCAAAGGATGCAAACATCGTGGAAAGATTCATACACCTATCGTTTTGGGCAAGACTATTAAGGAAGCAACCGAAGAAACTTCAATCGTTGCCGAAGCCCCAAGAGTCGAACCAATCCCAGAAGCAATCTCAGCCCTCTTTGAAAAAACCAATGAAGCGGAGCCAGTTCGGCAGACACAGAATACCCAAAAAATTCCAGTCTTCCCAGACTATTTAAAGCCATACATTCGTGGAGAAGTTGGTGGTATTTATTACACTCCGCCACCGAAGCAAGATAAGAAAGGTCAGGTACATTACGAAGACCCAGTAGAGATACTTGCCCACATTCTTTATCCGACGCGTAGACTATTTAGTCCTCTAGATGGTGAGTGTATGACGATGAATTTGATTCTTCCTAACGATGGACTAAAAGAATTTTTATTACCTATGAAATCAGTATATGGTTTAGAAGACCTTAAAAAGACTTTGGCATTCCATCAGGTAATCTATACACCTAAATACATTAATAATATCCAAGAGTATCTTGTGAAGTGGAGTCAGTACATGATTAATATTAGTAAAGCTCAGCAGATGCGTATGCAGTTTGGCTGGTCAATAGGGCGTACTAGTAAGGAATGGGAATCTCGTACTTTTGTTGCTGGTGAAAATGAAATCATATCTTCTACCCAATCAGTTGAAGCCCCTGTATCGCCTTATGTTAAGCAGTTGGCAAAATACTTTGAGCCTATAGGTACATTTGAGAAGTGGCAAGAAACTGCCCATGAGTTAAAACGACCTGGCTTTGAGTTGCATGCTTTAATTTGCCTATCGGGTTTCGGTTCTCCATTGTTAGAATTTATTGACCAGGGAGGGTTTACCCTAGGTTTATATGGTAGATCAGGTAATGGTAAGACTGGAGCCATGTATGCGGCTGTCAGCACGTTTGGTAGTCCTAAGCCTCTATGTGTATTTGATAGTACAGATAACGGCTTGGTGCAGCGTTTTGTAGCTTTGCATAGTATGGTCTTTGGTCTTGACGAGGTAACTAACAAGGACCCAGAAGTATTATCGCAACTCATCCATAAGATATCTCAAGGCTCAGCCAAAATTAGGATGCAATCTTCTGCAAACGCAGAGCGTGAACACTCATTAAATTGCTCGCTGTTTGGTATTCTAACTACTAACGACTCTATTGAGGGTAAGATTGAGCGCTTTAGAAATAGTCCTGATGGTGAAAGAGCGCGCTACGCAGAGCTTTATATAGAGCAACCAGATGCCCTTAAAGGACCAGAAGGCGATGAGCTGGGCAGAAAGATATTTGATCCATTTAGATTTAACTATGGTCATGCAGGCCCTATGTTCATTAAAGAACTGTTTAAGTTAAGTACACCAGAAGTTATGGCAAGGTTAGCCAAATGGGGTAAGCGTTATACAGACGATACTCAAGGCGATGCGTCTTATCGTTATTACAAAAACTTTATATCTTGTACATTTGCTGCGGCTGAGATTGTAGTTGGCGCGGGTATTCTTGACTATGACATAGAACATATTTATAAGAAGACTATTGATACTTTGAATTACATGAAACAAAACATTTCTAAGATCAATGCCAATGACTTTACTGCGGTTCTTAATGACTTTATATATGAGAATATGGGTAACATACTACGCCTTAAAGATGGTAAGGTAATTGACGAACCGCGCGGTAAGTTAGTTGCTAGGGTTGCTACGGATGAACCTACTCGCATATCTAAAGAAGCGCTTAAAGAGTATTTAAATAAACGCAAGATGTCTACTAGAGAGTTTGAGAAAGACTTAAAAGAACGTGGTGTTCTACTTAAAGTAGATAGAAAGCATTTGGAAACTGGGTGGAAAGCAACAACTAACTCCCAAGCATCTTATGTGTATTTAATTAAGAATGATTTCTTAGATGATAAGTCCGAACCAGATCATTGAGCCAGAGTGGTTGCTACCGTTTGAGGGCATGGGAGTTGGGGATAGTTTTTTTATTCCTACCCTTCGTCCTGCGGAGTTAATTTATTCTGTAGATTGTGGGGCTAAGCGCGCTGGAATACGTGTAAAGAGCTTTGTTACAAGTAAAGAAGGATACCTAGGGGTACGTTGCTGGCGCACCGCCTAGGGTTTAATACCAAAAGCTTTAAAGGTTTGGACTAAGTTATATTTAACCAAGTTCTGTTCTTGCTTATTCATATCTAATAGAACGTCTCTATCTGTTTGGGATATCTGCATCAAGCGTATAGCCTTACCTTCTTGGCGTAATTTATTAAGCTCACCAATATTTTTATTGTAGACTTCTACTACAGCTTCAGCTGTTGGGTTTCTGCTTAAAAACTTAGCGTACTGCACTGGGTCAGTTTTAAACATATTTACTTTGCCTGACAAATCTTGTATTTGTTTTTCTACGGCAGTAAACTCGCGGCTATCTACGTTAGGGGCTGCGCCAATAAATGAACCAATAAAAGGTGTTTGCTTAGCGCCCGCGGTTAAGCTCTTGTATTGTTTTTCACCAGACATTAAATACATGCCATTTACAGTAGATTCAATAACACGTGCCGGGCCATCTGCATAGCTATTGGCAAGAAAATAAATACTATTAGGCGACCAGTCGATAGCCCCATCTGTAGCGTTAGCTAAGTAACGAGCCATGTTTTTATAGATTACTGGGATGTTATCGCCACCTACATAAGCATCGCCCATGCGGCGGTTAGAGTCGTTATAAATACTTTGACCTAATCCGTTCTTGTTAACCACAAACTCCATAGCTGGTCGTAACATGCTAGGCGTCAAAGAATCAAGCATCCACAGCGCTGGATTATCAGCAATGTTCATACGGGATACTGGGATAGGTACAAACGAATCTAAAGAAATCTGTGTCAGTATATTATTTAAAGCACCGCCAATAGATTGATGTCCAGTTGTAACCATAGCCAGTTGAGCGCCACCCGCCGCAAAAGAACCTAAACCAAAGCCCCAAGGAAGCTGTAGTGGCTCCTTACCAAAAGGCGAATAGAAACGAGCAAAGCGTGTCCACTGTGCTGGATCATCAGTCATTACTCTATTACGATTTAACTCGTCGTCTGGAGCCATCATCATAGACATAGTGTAAGCCATTGCGCCAAGACCCATTAAGACGGTCAACATATACTGAGCATTCTTTTGGCGCTCTAAGAAGTTCTGTTTAAATGTAGCTTTATCTTGCTCACTTAAGTTTGAAGGTAGGGTACGCATTACGTTATCTACCTTTTGGAATGCCGGAGCAGCAGCTTCAATGGCACGGACAGCGCCTGTTGCTGATGGGCGGAAGAACATAAAGACTGCGCCTAGCGCTTTACCATGCTCACCGACTTGTTCAAAGTTAGCTAAGTTCTTAGCATACTCAGCAGCTTTAGTTGTAGCCGCTTTCTCATCCATTCCGTGTTGTATAAAATTCTGCTTAGCGACGGCAAATGCAGCGGACCGGCTAGACAATTCAAACATGTCAGTCCAGATATCTACATACTTATTCCACTGCGCAATGTTACGCATTACACCAGAACGACCAATTTCTTTTTGTAGTTGTTGGAAGTTAGATTTAAGAGAGATACCTTGGATGTAGTTGACCATACCACCTTGCTGGATAAAGTCATACATATCCTTAATGGTTGGGTCTCTATCAGCTAAAGCTTTAATCTGGTCAAAGTCTTTACTTTCATACAACGCTGCCACTTTCATGGCTTTTGGCAAACTACCTTGAGTTACTTTAGATGCTACCTGTGCCAAGAACTTAGCGGACTGGGTAGGACCAAGCTCAGCGCCGATAGCCCAAGCGTTGGTTAATGTATCGCGTACGTAGTTTAAAGGCGCAAAGTTATAGTTATAACGGGTATGAAGCATACCTAATTTGCTAGTTACGCTGTTGGCAACGTCTACTAACGGGCTGCTATTTCTATAAGTACGGCGGATTGCTTCACGTAATTTAAGATCACGGATCTCTAATATATCAATACTGCCATCTTCGTTGTAATGGAATACAGTATTCTCTCTTGGGATTTCTTTAAGCACGTTCTCATCACGACGTTCTTCAAATGTAATGTGTTTCATTACACTACCAGACAGAATGCCTTGACCATGTGGATTTAATTTGTCATCTTTCTTTAAAGAATTTTTAATAGACTGAGTTAAATCTTTACGACCAGCCCGCATAGCGGCACGGGTTGCGTTAGACATAGTCTGTAATACTGGGTTATTAGATACGCTAATACGACCGTCGAATGAATGGGCTACATCCTGCAATTCACGACCCATGCGCTTGCTATCAAAGTCTAGTGCTTCATCTTCTTTGTTGTGTTTGTCAATGCCCTCTAACGGTACATAATTATCAAACCCATAGAAATTTACACGGTTGGTTACTGGCTGTGACCAATAGTTAGCCATCTTATTAAGCTCAGTAGTAGTATGGTGTAGCGCTTTAATATGTTTTCTAACTTCATCAATCTGAGCTTTGTGTGGCGACGCTTCGTATTGGCGAACACGTTCTTTAGCTGCTTCTGCGGTGATACCAGTTACGTTGTAAATTGGGGCATCAATATTTGTATCAACACCTAATCGTTTACCATTTTGATCTACAGCTTGGCGGGGACTTTCACCTAATGGATCAATATACTTTTTAACAATGGCATTTAATTCATTACGTAGCTGTTTAGCTTGGACTTCAGTTAAGCTCTTAGTATCTAACAATTTAAATATCTGTGAACGGCGTTCAGCGGGGCTAATCATTTTGCCGTTTTGTTTTAATACAGGTTTTTCTGATAAAGGAGCTATCATTAAATATTTAATTTGACGGCGTTCTTGGTCATGCAAACCTTCTAAAACACGGTGCATCATATCTAAAGTACCAGAAATATCTAGACCTACTGCTTTAGATAAGTTATAGATAGATTGGTCTAAAGCCTCATAATGACCTTCAACCATAGAATTAAATAAATTTTTACCGCGCCCAGTAGCAAGTGTTAGCTGACCATAGATATTATTGATCTTATCTTTGCCTTCATAGTAAATCTTTCCAGCCATATCAAGAACATCTTGCCAGTGCTTAACTTCATACCGTTCATTTTGTACCTTTGTAGCAATCCTTCTCCAACCAGCGCGGGTAAATAACAAGTCTTTAAAGTATTTAACGTTTTTAGGTTGTTGCTCTAAAGGCACTTCGTAGTCTGATTTTTCACCGGGGGTTGGCATAATATTGCCTTCATCCCTTAGTTTATCTTCGGCTTGTTTAGCATAAGAAACTTCTTTACCAGTAATGCCTTCGCTTGGCGCTGAGATAAGTCTAGCTAAATCTTCAGCAACTTCTTTAAAGTTTACCGCTTCGTCTTTATTACTTACACCAAATACGTTTGCAAGAGTTCTAACAATAGCCGTAAACATATTGTCTTTTGGAGCATAAGTAGATTCAGACGGCATCAACGCCAAATCCATTTGGAACTTAGAATTAGACCAGAACTCTGCAGCAAATTCTTTTATCGTATCAATATTATATTTACTACCAAACTTAGCTTTAATCTTTTTATAGTTATTGTTTAGTCTGTTTAATGCGGCGCGCGCTTCATTACGTTTTTCACCGGGCAAAGATTTAATATAAGCTTCTGGGTTATCAAATACGTGGTCCAGCACGGAGTGCGATACTTCATGTAATACAGTTTCATCTAATGCACGTTTACCTGTATAGCCTTGTTCGTCATTACCTTGAATGGTAATAGTATCAGTAGCTGGATCATATTTACCGGGTGCACCATTTTCTACTTCACCAAATTGAATCTTAGTATTAGTAGTAAATGTAGCTAGTAAGTTATCAAATATATTAGCAATCTGAACGGTAGCTGGATCACTGCCACGTCTTGTTCCGCCAACGGCTTTTAATAAAGCTGGTAAGCTTTTATCTTTAATTGCCTGTGTAATATTCTGTATCCGTTTAGATACAGTTCTTTCTTTAGGAGAAGAAGGAGTCTTTTCTCTCTTAGGCAATACTTTTTCAGCGGCGGCAGATACTTCTTTAGCTGTCTGTTCTAAATCTTTTTCTTCACTAGCTTCTTTTTCAGCGGCTTCGTTTGCTTGTTTTTCACGCTCAGCTACGTCTGTTTTGGCTTCTTCTAGCTGTTGTTGTACATCAAAGAACGCTTTATCTTTTTGCTTCTTTTCTCTATTTTTACGTTGGTCAGCTTCAGTAGTTTGTTTCTTACGGCGTTCTCCAGCAATAACTTCATCTGCGAAAGAACGTTGCGCAACAGCATTAACTTTGGCTTGTTGTAAAGTCTCTAACGTACTTACAAACTGATTACGAGACTCTTGGTCTTTTTTGCGGGTAGTGGCTTCACTCTTATCAAAATTAGTTTTGCCAGAGTGCTTGTCATATAAATCTACTAGCTCTTGTTCAGACATAAACTCAAGGGGTGCCCCAGGTTTAAAATCTTTTATTTGTGCTAAAGCAGCTTTAATGGCTTTAGGACTTTCGCCGTTATCTTTCATTTGCGCAGCTAATTTATCGCGCTTTTCTTGTTGCTGTTTATTTTTTTCTTCAGCTATTGTTTTAAGTTCTGGTAATACACCATTTTTATAGTCAACGGTATCGTAAGCATCAAATGCTTGCTCATGTCCGGCATGATTAATACCTGTGTCAACATCTCCCGGTGCCTGTGCGCTATATACACTTTGAGTAGTTAAATAAGGTTTTTGTTCTTCAGTACCTAAGTTTTGCCCTGCTTTTTGTTCTTCAACTTTCTCTTCTAGTGTAGCGCGCTTTGGTCCTTCTCCTGCTTCAGACAAGTCAACAAATGGCTTAACTCCACCCAATCCTCCAGCGTCAGTGGTGGTAGCTCCTCCGGCAGTTGTTGTTCCTTGCTGTCCAGGTACTTCAGTGCCAGTTCTATCTGTTCCAGCGACAGTTGTTGTTCCGACATTTTTAGTCTCCTGTGTTTCTTGTGATACTACATCTGGATTATCTACAGGGTTACCATTTTCATCCACAGTGGAATGCAGTAATGGGTCTTGTAGACTTGGATCTACTGTTTGAGAATCTTGTTTAACGTCTTCAATTCCTTTTGCATTAGAATCAGCAGGTGCTGTAGGTATTCTGCCAGCTAAATGTGTACGTACCCCACCAATACCAGCAGGTGCGACTGACATAGCATATGAAGCTCCAGCTGTGTTTAAATAATCTTTTAATGCATCTGCATCTGCTAATGACATATTAGCGCCATAACGTTGCGCAATCTCTTGAATTTCTTCGGGAATTAATTCTTTAGTACCAGTAAGTGCAATAGCTTTGGCTATGTCTTTAATCATTGAACCAGATGCGTTTGAAGCCATACCATCTAAAGCATGCAAACCAATTTTTTCCGTAAAGAAATCTGCTACGCCGTGAACAAGGGCAGCAGGTATAACTCGTTGTAAATCAATATCTGTAGGGTCACGACCTTCGGCTTGCGCTTGGTTAACTGCTTGCTGGGTTACTTCACCGGCTCCATGTAATGCGGCTTCAGATGCAAGACCTAAGTTACTACCAATAGATTTGGCAGCGGTACGCGCTGCTGCTTTAGCTTGAATATCAGTAAGGGCTTCTGCGGCATGTTTAGCTACGTATGCCTCAGCAGCTTCTTTGCCTTCTGTTTCTAATATCTTTTTAGCCGCAATCTGAATACCTTTTTCAGCTAAACTTTTTTCTAAAAAACCACCAACAGCGCCAGGTAAAGCGCCTACTCCACCGCCGGTAACAGCACCAACAGTGGCTCCAATACCCATCATACCTAGGGTTTCTACTATGTTTCCAGCGCCAGCGCCTATTTGGTATGGCAGCCAATCTGTTAAGACTGTACCAATACCTTTTTTGTAGGCTTCGGTTAAATCATCGGTAGCTTTAACTTCTGTTCTAGCTTCGCCTTCTTTCATACTTTGAAGACCAGACTGCATAAGTTCTTTACTACCTAAAGCTTTACCAGCTAATACCTTAGCGCCGCCGTATGTTTGTTGAAGGTTACCTAATGTATTTGCAAAGCCACGAGTAAAATCAGGCGCATCTTCGCCTACCTGTACAGGACCTTCTTGTGGTTTTACAGTGGTGTCAGCTTTATACCGTCCTAAAGAATCAGCTTTAGGTTTTTCGTCAAACTGGTCAAAATAATTTTCAGAAGGTTTAGCTTCGTCAAACTGATCAAAGTAGTTTGCCATATTAGCTACCTAGCACTTTAGCCGCTGAACCTTTACCAAATTTTGCGTCAAACTGATCTGCTAGTTTTGGATTGCTTTTTAAAGCCGCAATTGCCGCATCAGGAGGAGTAATAGAACCAGCTTGAGTTGTACCGCTAGTAATACCTTGCATTTGTGGATGTTTGTTAATTAGTTGATTTAATTGATCTCTTTGTTCATACAAATCACCCATAGCTTTATCAATACGAGCTTTAGCTTCTGTAGCAAGTTTTTTAGTATTTGCATCTGGACTATTAATTTGTCTAGCCAACATAATATCAGTACCAAGCGTTTTTTCTCTAGTAGTAATAGTTTGATTTAAAGAGTTTCTACGGGTTAATAAATTATTTAAGCTCTTGTTGCCGCCGCCTTCACCATCAACTTTAGATGCTTCGGCGTTGGCTTTTATCATTTCAGCTTTAGCGCCAAAGAAAGTCTTGTAGGCATTGATAGTTGCCTCAATCGTTTTTTCTTGGTGCTTTTCAACATCTTCCCAGTTGCCAGCGCGCTCAGCTCTATCAGCTTTATAAACATTTGAAATAGCATCATCAATATGGTTCATTGCTTCATCGCGTTTATCTCTGCTAGCAATCATACCTGGGATAGCGCTTTGAACACCGGTTAATGCAGCAGTAATAAATGATCCAGGGGTAGTACCCATCTTTGCAAACAACTGCGCTCTAATAAGCGCATCTCTAGTATCAGCAGATTTTTGTTCACGAATACGGCGTTGCTCCAAAGCAGCTACTTGTCCTTTTACATTAGGATCACCAACATAAGCGGCTTTATCAGCTAATTGAGCTTGCATATAATCTTTGCCGGGCATCAATAAATCTTGCCAACTCTTAATATTTGGGTCACTCATTTTCTGTGTAATTTCTTTAGCAGCGTGAGTTTCAATAGCTTTATGTGTATCTACCTGTGGCTGTGCCTGTTGTGGAGACGCTTGTTTAATACCGGGTTGAGGCGTAGCAGGGGTAGCGGCTGGGGCAGGAGCGGCGGCAGGTGTAGTAGTTGGAGCAGGAGCTGCTTGAGCAGACATAATAGAACCAGATGGTGCTTGGTTTTGTGCAAATGCTGGATTAGCAGTATTAACGGGGTTATTTTGTTTAACTGCGTCTAAAGCAATCTGTCTATTTTGCATCAGCTGTTTTGTAGCTGGCTCATTTAAATACTGACTCATACTGCCTCTGTAATCTGCAGGCACTGTAGGTTCGGGCAATGCTTGATTAACTGCGCTTATAGCCGCTTGTCTTTGTTGCATTGGGCTAAGCGAAGCAGGTTGTGAATAAGCTTGATCTTCTTTAACTGCTTGACCATCATTACCATCAGCAAAGGCAACAATACCGCCACCAGCCATAGGTGCGCCAGCGCGCATTGCAAGAATCTGTTTAATTTGGCTCTTAATAGTATCGCTGCTAGTTGAAGCCAGTTCTTTTTGCAAGTCTTGAGTTGGCATGTCCATTAAGTCATACTTGGTACTATCAACAACATCACCTGCGCCATAGCTAGCAATACCACCTGCAGCCATTTTTTTAGTTTTAAGTAGACCACCTTTTTTCTTACCTAGCGCTGCCAAAGATGCGGCAGTGCCAGCGATACCTACACCTTGAGCTAATGCAGTTGGCGCGGCTTGATATTGCTGGGTTGTTGCTGACTGCATTGGTAAGCCACGCAACATATTGGACATAGTGCCCAACTCCATAAGAGGATATTGCTGCGCTGTAGCATAGTTTTGAATGCCTTGATTAATAATCTGTTGAGCATTAGCTTGCTGGGTTGCGCCTGCTTGTGCTTGAGCAGAAAGAATGTTTTGTTGTGCACCGAGTTGTTGACCACCAATATTAGCCAATTGACCAGAGCCTTGTATACCTTGACCAATACCTTGCATAGCCGCTTGCTGTCCAGCCAAACCTTGCTGGGATACTTGGTTCATTTGATTAATTGCATTTTGATACGCTTGGTTATACGCATTACCTACTAGCTGGTTTTGTGCCAGCATCTGGTTCTGTTGATTTAAACCTTGTTGCAACGCGCTGCGCGTACCACCAAAAGCACCTTGTCCAGTAGCTTGTCCAGCCATTTGTGACCCAGCAATTCCATACTGTTGATTTAGTTGTTGTTCTGCTGGAGCTAAAGCATTTTGAATAAAAGGATTCATGTATGCACCAACAGCATACGGATTTGTAGATTGTTGAGCCAAACGATTACCAGCTTGCGCTTCTTGACCAGCTAAACCATAAGAACCCATGATACCCATATTGGTACCTTGTGTAGCCTGACCGTACTGACCTGGAGTTTGTAAGTTAGCAACGCCACTAAAAGCTTGTTGTTGAAGTGGTGTAAACCCTGCTACTGCTTGAGAAGCATTCTGTAGTTCTTGTTGGTTCATCCCGCTATAGGGTTGATACTGATTAAATCCTGTTATGTTTCCGCTAGAGTCAGTCTGAAACAATTGTGCCTGCGTGGCATTGAGCATATTCTGAACATAGGGTTGCGCATATTCAGGAATATTAGTTTGATAGACATTACTCGTAGTAGACTGAGCAGGAGCTGGAGTTGAGCTACCACCACCGCCGCCACCACCAAAAATTGCATTAACTACTCCGCCCATAATCTTTTCTCCACCAAAATTGCTTTTTCTTTTAAGCCAACACGTCCATATAATCTAGCCGCTGATTCTTTAGCTAATGCTTGAACCCTAGTAGCGCCTAATGCCTTTACATACTCACAAACTTGGTCAAATATTTCTTGACCCGCTAATCCTTTACCCGCCGCTGCTACTATTGTAGCTGTTCTATCGTTAGGAGAATTCACTATTGATAAAACATAACAACCTACAATTAGATTTTTTTCATCTATTACTACCAACAACTGCCAAGTACCATTCATTAAAAAAAGTTTTACTTGATCAACTGTACAGTCATCTGTATTTGATAACCCTTGACCAATAAAACCTTCAACTGCCGGAAACAGCTGGGCAATTCTTTCAGCCCCTACTGTTCTAATACTCAAACTCATTCTGGAATAAACTTATTAGGATTTAATGCTGGAGCTTGTTTCTTTTTTCCAGTCCTTTTTTCTCTTACTTTATCCATCATGCTATGTAATTTTTTAGCGCCAGCGTCAGTAGAACCATTCCCAAGATGAGAGACGACATCCGCAGGGACAACAAACTCACCATCAGCCAAGCGGGCAGGTTGTCTATCACCGATAGTAGCAGGGATGTTATCAGACATACCGTCGCCAGGACCTTTAAGTAAACGGGGATTTCCACCACTTGCATACCCTCCTAAGCTATAACCCATAATGCCACCTTGCGCAGCGCCTTGTACTTGTTGTTGCTGTTGCGCTATAGCTGCACGAACCATAGCTGGGTCTGTACTTACTTGACCGTAATTAGAAACAGGAGGAGCAATACCTATTCCAGCACTTGTTGGTGCCCCTGCATTAGCATAAGTTTTAGCTGCTCTATATCTAGCTGCTTCATAGGCCGATAAATCTCTAGTATTTGGGTCAGTATCTTGTACTATGCCAGGGTTATCTACCCATGCTGGAGCTGCTTCTTGCGATGCGGCACGTCTACCAGTTAACATTTGTTCGTATTGATTCATGGTATTTGTTTCATCCATGATGTCTTTGTAATTACTATCGCTATATCCAGCTATACCGCCCGACGCCATGCCTGGTCCTTGATAAGGATCAGTTACATAATTTCTATAACTTGGCATTACAGGGTTTTGTGTTACTGGCGGACGATTAGGTTGAAACGTAGCTGGGTTTAATTTGTAGTAACCTGTATTCATAGTATTACTAGAACCGGAAGGTAATTGGGTTTGTGTTGGTCTATTTAAACCTAACATATTAGCTCCTGCCAAAACACCAAGACCAGTCATAATTGGGTGTTCACCCATCCAACTTGTAGCGGCATCAAAACCACTAGCAAGGGCACTAGCGGGGGCAGCTGAAGCAGCTGAAGCAGCTAAACTAGAACCACCTAAACCAGCAGCGCCTTCTAAAGAAGATACGGTAGGAGCGGCTAAACTACCAAAAGTACTAGCGCCAGCGCCAGGAGCAACTAAACTACCAAAAGTACTACCGCCAGTTAAACCTGCGGTGCTTGGATATAAACTTGCAGTAGAGACACCAGCAGGGGCGGAAAGACCAAAAGCAGTGGGAGCAGGACCAGCCCCAACAGCCCCAGGAACAACACCATCAGCGGCTGCGCCAGCGCCAAGCGCACTACCTATGCCAGCACCTCCAGCACCAATCCCAGCGCCGTATAAAGCATCTTTACCAATGCTACCATCACCCGTTAATGCACCGTAGAGCGCTCCGCCACCAGCACCGATAATGCCACCACCAATAATAGTAGCAGCTGTAGCGCCAAGAGCATCAGCCCCTATAAATGAACCAACAGCCAACGCTGCGTCAACGAATGCCATATTAATTTCCTTCCAGTGCTGGAGTCTCGATAAACATCAGTTCTAGCTTTTCCACATCAGTCTCATCGGTTGCAAAAATGTTTTGAAATACCACTGTTTCAATTATGTACGCTACTTTTCTACCCGGCTTTCCTACAAACGTAGCTGGGGCAGATACTTCAATTACTTCTCCATCATCCTTAAGCAGTTTCATTTTGCCTTGAAGCATGACGCATAAATGTTCTACCTTATGGGGTTTACCTACAATTACAGAACCCGCTGGCATAGTTACTTCTTTTACATATAAACCCGGCCCAAAATAATGTTTCTCAACGCACTGCGCCTGTGGCATAGCACGAAGTTCTGGCATCATGGCTTCAATTTTACTAAAAGATGGGTGAGTTAGTACACTCATACTGCAGTTCCGTTATAGTTTACCCATTTTTTACCATTCCACCAAATAGGATAGCCAAGGGTAGTATCGAAGTAAAACTGCCCAATTTGTTGGTTTGCCGTTGGTCTATTAACCGTTGTACCATTATCAGGTATTGCTGTAGCTTGGGAAAAGTTATTTAATTGATTAAAGTACAGCCGTAGCACATTAAGGATTTGGTTCTCAAACTGCGGGGTATAGTTTTCTGGCGCTGAAACGGGCAAGTTTGGCGGTGCTGGATTTAACGCAGTACCATTGTAGAATTTAATAGCCATTATCTACGACCATCCATACGAATATCAATACGTGGAGCGCCCAGCTGCCAAGCTACCCCAGTACCAGTAGACTGCAATCTAAATGCCATTTGGCGACCCCGAACACGGGTATAGACCTGCCCAGTAAACTGGTCAACCGTATACGCTGGCACATTAGTAGAAAAGTTTTGACTACTTTGAACCGTGGGGTTATCCGTATTGGTATTATAAGCCGTACCCGAATTTAATCGAGGTTGAAGCTGGATAGTGACCGACGGCTGATTAGTTGTTGAGCTATTAAAGTTTACGTCAGGTAACATACGCCATACAAAGCCAAAGTTATTACCATCGCCAATGTCAAAGTCTGAAGACTGAATATAAGCATTTATAGGTGTGGTTACGCCCTGTACTGAATTATCATCATTACCATTCTCATGGTATAGCAATCTGCCGTTGTAATCCGCTGCAATAGGGTAAGGCTGAGTTCCAGTTTGATACCAAGCAGTTCTTGCCATGCTACCGTAGTACCAGCATTGATCTAAGTAGTTATAAACCACATATTTATCTACTTTAGTATCTTGGCTTGATGTGCTGCAATAGAACCACCATACTTCATTGAAACCTTCATTAGCGCCAGCAAATACTTGATAAGATTGATCTTGATTTAAATCTTCAAATATGTATTGTTTTAATGAACATGGTAGGGTTTTAACTGTACCGTCATACATATAGAATCGGTCTCTACCCATCCAATAAGTAATATTGTTTACTGTAATCATGCAGTTAGGTGACATGATAGATATGTTGTCCATCAAAATCTGAAAACCCCAAACATAAGGAGCGCCAATATACTGCATAGAATAAATAGCTAAATCAGTCCAAACTAAAATCTCTTGGCGGGTTGCCCGTGCGCCCATAATGTAGGAGCCGTTAGTTAAAGTGTATTCACCTGACTGATTGGTAATAATTGGAATCCATTGGTATTGATTAGCTTGGTCAGACCAACGCACAGTTAACGGGTTAAATGCCGTATTAGCGTTATTAGGACTATATTGGTTAGCGCCAAAACAAATTAAAAACTCTTGTACCTCTGATGAAATAACTTGGTATGTCTCGGTAGGAACAAATGCGCCTGCATAAGAGAAGTTATATATAGACGAGCTAGTTCCAGTAGTTGGAGATGTAATAGGTACCGTTGTTGACCCAGTAATATAAGTAGAAGCTACTTGAGTACCCGCAGAGATATTGTTACCCGTAATATACATGTAAGGATAAATATACGGAGCGTTGGCGGATGTTACGGTAATAGATGTGGCGCTAGCTGTAAAAGTAGAAGTATCGCTTACGGCAGTTGTAGTATTAGCTAGACTACTTAAATATACAGAACGGGTAGATACCCCATTGATATCTTGCCAGTAAAAAACTGGTCCACCACGAGGCGCAATAACAAGGTCAGCGCCAAAGTTATCATTAGACCAAAGACGTAACTGAGAGCCAATACCTGATGAATATGCTTGACCCCATCCTTGTGAGCCAGATTGTCCATACTCAATAACACCAGCACCGCCACCAACCATATTAGCAGCTACTGTTTTTTGAACCACAATCGTATAAGCACTTGCATTTGTTATGCTAGCAATCGTAAAGGTTCCGTTTAAATAGTTAGAACCTAAAGTGTCATAAACGTTTCCGGAAAGATCATAAGTGCCAGATCTAAACCCATAAGTACCTGATGTAAAAGAATATGTAGTTGGCGTAGTTGCTAAACCATTTACATTTGAAAATGCTACATATTGACCAGCCGCAGTAAATCCATGATTAGGCTGCGTAACTGTAACTATGTTGCTACCTGCGTTAATTTGGAATGGGTTATTGGGTAATAAAGTAGCAATCGCTGGGGTAATTCCACCCCAAGGTCCTGCACCCCATCCAGTACCTACAGAATATACAGTGTTCCCTGATGGGTATTCATATTGAGCCGTAACCGTGCCGCCACCTGTAACGGTTGCAGAAGCAGTTTGAGCGACAATGATTGTGTACTGAGTGCCTGATAATACCGAAGCAACCATATAATCCCCAGATACAAGAACACCACCGATTGCTGTAGCGCCTGAAAAAGTGACATAGTCACCCGCTGCTGGGCTGTATGCGTTATCTGTTACTGTAACAATAGATGAACCAGATGCAGTTGTAAAAGGTCCTGTAAGGGTTTCAGTTTTATAAATAGGTGTAATGTCGTTATAGACACCGCCAGAATAAATGTAATATTTAGAGCTTGTGCCTACACCAATATATTGATTACCTACACCAGAATCACCGTCTAACCAATTCCAAATAGAACGTGCCACACCTTGATATGTGTTTGGTGACACTTGAACCCAACCACCAATTTTTTCTGGTAAACCAGAACGGAAGCGAATTTTGTCCCCGGAATACCAGCCTCCTTCGTTACTATAAATAGTACCTTCACGGTTTAAGCCCGGTCTAAATTGTAGTTTTTGTAATGGCATAAGGGTTTACCCTAGTACTTGTTTTGCTTTAGTTATTTTAGCAATTCTGTCTTCCAACCCTAATGTACCACCATTAATGCGTCTAGTCATCTGACCGTATTCTTGAGCGTCCGCCAAATCGTTGAGGCCAAGTTTATTCCAGAACCAACCGGCAGACAAAACAGCATAATGAGGCTCAACCAAAAGCTGTGGTTGATTAATAAGGTCAGCGCTAATTGCCGTTCCACAACGCTCATAGTTTTCTCGCCCAGTTAATTGAATAACGCCACGTCCATGATATTTCCAGCCATCACCTTCTTCTGTATTTCCCATGCGTCCTGCATATACTTTGTTTGCAATCTTTTCTGGATTGTTTGCATATTGTTGAGCCACATCTGCACTAGGAAATCTTGAGGGCCATGTACGCATAAGTCCATCGGCAGAGTAATGAAGGTTCTCTTCCAAAGTTCTGAAATTGTTTGACTCATGTTGGCACTGTCCTATAAAAGATGCTTGGCGCTGCGTAGTATTAATATTATACCGAGCAAACATATCTATTAGCGGGGTATACCATGTTGCTGCGTCAATACCAAGCGCTGTTAATTGTTCTGGTTTCATTCGTCTGAACCTATTTTAATACCTGTAATTAATCCAATAAAGCCGCCTACAATGGTTTGGAAAGCCGGTCCAACTATCTCAAATAATTTGTTGTTATCTACTTGAGGATCAAAAAAACCCATCATAAATACGCTTACCATAGCTACTACCGTTACACATAAAGTAAAAGTGGCAACCAAAGTCACCCAAGCGGCTAACTGCTCTTTACTCATTTAACACCTAACTGTTCATTAACCCACTGCTGGAGCGTTACTACTTGGAGGGTTGTGGCTGCGCAATCTGAAGCAAGTTGATTGTAGGCGGCGATTGCATCAGAGAGCTTGGTGGTTGAGGAAATGCCGGACACTGTACTGGCACCATTGTTGTTCCGCACCCCGTTAGCATAATACTGGCGCAAAAGACTAAGCTTCGCATCATATTCATCTTGGATTCCTTTATTAATTAGTGCCTGTTGTTTTTGGATCGATTCATTTTCTGCTTGCTGTTTTTCTGCTGCAATACGGACTTGATCTTTGTAAATAGTAAAGTCACGATCACGAGTATGCCAGCCAGCAAAAAACACACCGCATACAAGTACAACAAGTAAACCAGCTTTGATGTAGGTTCCATATAACATTACGCCCCCGGTTCCGAGTTTTGTTTCATCATTACACTAGCCCCACCAGCACCGGAAACAATACCTAATGCCGAAGCAAGTTCGGTAAGGCTAATAGATTTAGCTTGCATGACTTCGTAAATAGCAATCGCAATAACTGCAATAAACCCAATAAACCAAGTCCAACGACCTAGATCATGCGTCTGATTATCTTTGCCAGTAAGAAGTTGTTTAAATATTTCATTCACTTGGATTAGCGATTGCAACGAGTTGTGCAGTAGTTGTAGCAGCAGCAATAGCAGTACGACCATTAGTCAATTCAGCAGTAAAGTCTGCATCGCTTGGAGTGTTTTCAATACCAGCTAATGTGTTTAATTGACGCTTTTGGACTACTTGAACCGCAGCAGCATTAAAGTCACGCAGTTTGTGGGCTTGGGCTGTTGGGAAATCTACAGTTACAGTAGAGCCGTTTAGCTTCCATGCGTCAAAAAAAACGGAATCAGCACCCTGAGGTAATGTGGAATCATCCACAATAATCGCCCCTGCTGGAGCATCCTTTGCTAAGACTTCATTAATTGGCAATTCGCCTGTAGGAACACAGACAGATACACCGCCATTTGAGTTTGTATAAATGATTACTTGTGACATTATTTTTCCTTATCTTAAAACAATTACATTGACATAAAGTGCGTTCCATAATGCACCTGTTGTAACACGAGTTTCAAATGAAAAACTAGAAGAAGTTGGTGCTGAAGAAGAACCAGCACTTGCCGCATTTATACCAACCCCAGATGCAGCCGCAGTATTATAATTGGGGCTAAAACTAACTACATAAGCATAATTAGCGTCTTGCAAAGCATTTGAAAAATTAACTGTATAACCACCTGTTTCAGTAATTGTTACAGAACTAACATTATATGAAGCACGAACAGTCGCACTTCCGCTTGTTGCAGAACCATTAAAGTTTACCCAAGCCTTTGCTTCACCAGCGGTTACAGCAGGGGATGAATTGGTAATCGTTACGCCGCCAGTTGAACCAGAAACTGAAATACCCGTACCAGCGGAAACAGAGGTTACACCAGAGTTAGTAACGGTAACAGCGCCTGTGGTTGAATTAACAGAAATACCCGTACCAGCTGAAACTGAGTTTACGTTAGCATTTGTATTAACTGGCGCAGTAGTTTGCGTAGTTGAGTCGTTAAAGGTTAGGATTGTACCCGAAGTTGTAATTGCCATTTATTGCTCCTATTATGGGGTAGTGCCGGATATAACCGATGTTAGCACTCTAAGGTTACCAGATGAATCCAAGCTTGCTACGTTTGTGCCATTGTAATTAAAATAAAGTTTTGTACCGCTAGGCGTTACGTTCCATCCACCAGTATTAGCAATACCAACCGCATTTCCACTTGAGTTTCCAGTGCCTCCAGAAGTCACCGCTAAAGGCGTAGTTAAAGTAACAACCCCGCTAGCAATAGTCATGGCAGTTCCAGTACCGCCTACAAAAGCTAAAGTTCCAGACGTATCCGAATTAATAACAAGTGATGTTGCCGTAGTAGTTCCGGCTGTTAATGTAGTTGCCATATTAGGTTCCTGATGTAGAAGCTAGCAAGTAGTACGTAGTGCCACCAATGTTTACGGCAATCTTATTAGTCACAGTATTGGTAGATGAGCTTGATACCGCAGTAGAAGCCAAAGCGTTGCCGGTTACGTTAGGAAACGTAATAACTGTACTACCAGCAGATGCTTGAGCAGCCAAAGCTAATGTTCCGCTTGTATCTCCAGATATTGTAAATTGAGCCATGATTATCCTTATGGTGTTCCGTAAGCTGTTATATTAGCGGCAGAAATAATATTGCCCGAAGAATCTATAGATGCAACCGTAGCGCCTAAATATTTAATTACTAATTTTCCGCCTGACTCTGAAATTGTGAAATTAGTAGTAGAAAGATTGGTAGCATTTGTAGCCGTAGTAGCTGTAGTAGCTGTAGTAGCTGTAGTAGCAGACCCAACTACTAGACTTGATGCTGTACCAGTGAGTCCTGTTCCGGGTCCAGTAAATTGGTTGGATGCCGTAATAGTAGACCCAGTTAAAGAACCAACATCTACTTGATTGCCAGTAACACTTAAATTACCATTAATTAAAAAGTTACCGGCTGATCCAGTTTGCGCTGAGTAAAACCCAGTAGATCCATCACAATATACTTGGGCAGTTACACCGTTAGGAATAGTAATAACAGACCCAGTAGAAGCGCCGATAGTAATTGCATTGCCGCCTGATGTATTGTTAGTGACCACATACATTTTAGGAACTAGTGGGGCAATTACTTGATAGGTAGTATTGTTTGTTCCTGTAACTACCAAAACCATATTGCGGGCTTCATCTGACAAACCATTAAGATTTGATAGGGTGTAGTTATTATTCGCCATAGTAATGGTTTGCACACCAGCCACGGCTTGCTCAATTAGCTGCCAGTTTGTATTGGTCGTAGAACCCCAAATGCCCGACTGCTCGCCGTTTCCAATTTCTTGGATTTTTAAGCTAGTTGTATATTGTGATGACATACTTATCCCTTATTGCTGCGTATTATTAATTACTACCCAGTTGGGGGTTTGTGCATCCCCAATATTAGACCAAGTTACGGATCCAGTGTTATTTATGGCGTTCCACGTAATTGTCTGATTATCGTTGATTTTAAACCATCCTGTATTAAATAGGGAGTCTAAAAGACTAAAGTTTTCCGTAATAGACTCTAGGAAAGCCGACTGGGTAGCGTTAGAATCGGCTAAATTGAAGTTTTCAGTAATGGTTTGTACAAATCCGGCGGTTGCTGTATTGGCATCGGCTACGCTAAGGTTTTCTACGATAGACAAGAAAAACACGGAAACAATGGTTTCTAAGTCCGCCAGCGTTAAGTTTTCCGTTCTAGAGGTAGCAAACTGTGCTGTTATAGCCTCAAAGTCAGCCAAGGTAAACGCTTCTGAAATGCTTTCTAAGAATTGGGCAGTTATAGCTCTAGAATCAGCCATAGTAAATGGTTCTGTAATAGACTGCCCAAAAGCAAACTGATTTGTATTAGAGTCGGCAAAATTAGCGTTTTGGGTAATGCTTTCTAGTGCGGCAAAATAAGAAGATGGTGTATCGGCTAAACTAAAGTTTTCGGTATTGGATACGGCAAATGCGGCAGTTATAGCCTCAGAATCTGCAAGGTTTACATTTTCCGTAATGGATTCTAAAAGGGCTGCCGTTGCGGTATTAGAATCGGCTAAACTAAATGCTTCTGAAATAGTTTCAATAAACAACCCTGCTTGAGAGTTATTATCCGATATCGTAAATGGTTCAGAAATAGACTGTAAAAATGCAAAAGTCTGGCTATTAGAATCAGCTAAACCAGAGTCTTCGGTAAGTGAAAACACATAAGCATTTCCACCTAATGCGGCAAAAGGCGATTGGGCAAATGCAGTTATTCCAAACATAATTATTCTGCGTTAATTATTGCGGTTGATGTGTCACGGTCTAGGGTTAGTACACCATAACAAACTACGTTCCAGTCGGCGCCGTTAGTTTCTATTTCGCTTTCAGACAACACGTTTAACTTGAAGTGTTTTACCAAATATTCTTTATCGCCCTCAAATACCCGCCATACATGGTCAACTGTTCCACGACCTTCTTGGCCACGGCTCTTGTTGAAACGGATACGATACTTATTCATATAATTTCTACTTGTGGTTTAGTAGCACATATTTGTTGAGATGCCTGAGCTACAGTTACATTAAAATGAATAAATCTTAATGGTTTTTTAGCTTCGTTTTTAGTAAAAGAATGAGGCAACCAAGAATTTGTAAGCATTAGTTGGCCTTCTTTCGGCACAAAATTAATCATACAACTAGCATGGGTAGCATCTGCCATATTTTTTTCTGGCAAATTAGTAATTACTTTTGAATCTTTTGGTTCATGAAAAATAACACGACTCGAATTTTTTGGAACATCTAAAAAATAAAAACCTGTAATTACTACGCCATTTCCATGAATATGTTTTTCCATTGTGGAGTGCTGGTGATGCTCTTGTGTCCACATTTCTGAAAAATACGTATTAAAATGCTCCATCGCATACCCTTGACTTTCAAGAATATTCCAAGCGGATTGGGCAACAAAATTAGCAAACTCCAACATTTCGGGATCAAAATTAATTGATTCGGTCATATAAACCGGATAGTTGGGATTTAGTTCTACTTGTTTTTTTCTTTTAGAGATAAACTTTTTTGATACTTTTCTAGTAACTTCCAAAAACTCTGGTTTATCAACCATAAATAAAGGGCAAGCAAAGAGCTGTATTTGTTCTAGTTTATTTTCCATTATTTCCAAGAGGTCATTATTGTGTAAGAAGCCATATTAGTAAAAGTTAAATAAGTTTGGTGCATTTGTGTTAACAATGCTTGTGCGGCAGTAAGACCTATTGCTTCTGTATATAAACCAGTTGTAGGATCAAAAACAAAATATTCTCTATCCGTATTAGCTGGTTCATTATCTAAATTCACCACAGTCCAAACCACACCGCCCTCAACAGTAGTTTGTAAGTTGCAAGTAAACAACGATTCTTTTTGAGTTAACCATGCTTGTTGATTTGCAAAAAGCATTGTATCGGCATCAGATTGTGTACCAATAACACACAAAGGCTTTTTTAATTCGGGTGCAGCATCTATGGTTGCTTGTGAATCACAAACATAAGCACAAGTATTTTGAGCTAAATTGGGAACTAAATAAATTAACATTAGCTAACACTCCCATATCTTGTTCCAGTATTTGACCAAGTAACATTTGATGCGCCGCAAGTCGCTTTACCGCCGCTACCACCGCAAGCGCCCGTATTAAAATTTCCATTATAGGGTGTTGCTCCTGCAGATCCTGATGCCCCCCAACCGCCGCCATTTCCACCGTGACAATTTATACCGCAACAGAAACCGGAGCTTGGTATTGCCCCATTGCCGCCACTTCCAGCACTACTATAAGTACCAGAACTACCTGCAGAAGAAGACCCTCCGCTTGCAGAAGCCCCACCACCACCGCTTGAATTTGCAGCATTGCTTGAACGACCTCCACCGCCACCGCCGCCCGGGTAATACCTATTATAACCACAGCATTGGAACCAACCGCCTCCACCGCCACCGCCGCCTCCTCCAGCAATTACACCGCCAGAATTGCAAATTGTCACAGTAGAAGAAATCTTTAATGCTGTTCCTCCGCCACCACCATTACCTGCTGTATGAGAACTACCTGATGGATAACCGCCTTGTCCACCGTTGCCGCCTACACCAACAATAGTTCCCCTGTTGTTTACAGTCACACCACCAGGAAATGAACCTTGAATAGTCATAGCATTTGCACTAGTACTGTTAGCAGAAATAATGACACCGCTATTAATGTTAACAATTAGTTTACTTGAACCATTCCAACCTGCAGAAACTGCACCAGCCCGCATACAAAAATTGGTTTGATTACTAGAAACTGTATATGTAAATTGATTTGCTTTACCGTAAAAAGTGCTAAAACTTAAAGCAGTACCACTACTAGTGCCAGACAATGTTCTCAAGCAACTATTATTCATACACAAAGCTGTACCAGCGGTTTTACCTACTTCAGCCCCAATTTGATTTCTAGCTGAAGAACCACCGGTACAAGTTCCGTTTAAACCTAAAGCTCCAGAAGATTCAATAGTCATTATTTTTTCTCCAACACTTCTATACGCTTAGTTAATTCTGCAATAGCAGCCAAAGCCAAAGCACTTAATTTAGCATAATCTATGGCTAATGTGCCATCTTCACGGCTGCGAACTGCTTGAGGAAACACTGCTTGTACATCTTGTGCAATAACTCCAAAATCTGATTTTTGGTAAAAATACCCATCTTCTCCGCCGTGTGCCTCTAGATAAGCCTCTGTCCAATCGAATGTTTTACCGCCAATAGCAGATACTTTTTCTACTGCGTTTTGAATATTCTGTATGTTTTCTTTAAACTGTCGGTCTGATGAATAATATGCAGTTACGTTATTGGTTGCACGAATTTCACCTGTGGTAGCCGAACCAGCCGTGCCTACACCTAAAGAGTTAAATTGTACGTTAGATGATGTAGCAACTGCTTGTCCAATAGAAAACGTAACGGCCCCAGTAGAACCCGAAACTGAAACTCCTGTACCAGCAACTGCAGAAGTAACACCAGTATTAGTAATGGTTACTGCACCTGTGGCTCCAGATACAGAGATACCTGTTCCAGCTATCGCAGAAGTAACTCCTGTATTAGCAACCGTTTGGTTTGGGAAAGAACCTGATACAGAAATAGCTGTACCAGCAACAATGGCTGGAGAAGATGTGCCAGTACCACCATAAGCCACGGCTAAAGCCGAACCCAGCGCTAAAGAACTAGCACTCGCAGCGCCTAGTGTTGGGGTTACTAAAGTAGGGCTTGTGTTTAATACAGCAGAGCCAGAACCAGTAGTTGTAGTTACGCCAGTACCGCCACCAGCAGGTTGCAATACTCCTGATGAGTTTATTTGCGAGCTTTCAATCGCTACGTTATTCGCTTGTGTCATTTAATTTTGCCTTTAGTTCTTTTACTTCTGCAGATAACTCTTTAACTGCTTCAATTAATAGACCAACCATATTACCGTAAGATACCGATTTATATCCATATTCGCCGTCTTCTGTGTGGACTACTTCCGGCACAACTCGTTCTACTTCCTGAGCTACTACACCAATTTCACGGATACCATTTCTTAAGTAGGTTACGCCACGCATAGTTTCTACTTTGGTTAACGCATCAGCAATAGTTTCAATATCTTGCTTTAAACGCTCATCAGAAGATGATACATGCGATACGGCAGTTAAAGCACCTGTAGAAGCGTTAAAAGAAATAACGTTGGTATTAGAAATATAATCAGCTGTATTTGTTCCAGAAGTACTTGGAGTTCCAATTACATAATAAGTTGTATTACTTGTAGTTGGTGTAATTGTTGCGCCAGCAGAAACAGTAGCATACTGTAAGCCTGAACCAGTTGATTGCAAATAATAGCCAGAAGTACCAACAGAAGTTAATCCTGTACCTCCGTTAGCAATACCAAGAGTACCGGCTAAAGTAACTGCACCAGAAGTTGCCGAAGAAGGCGTTAATCCTGTTGATCCACCGCTAAATGAAGTAACCGTTGTGGTAGTGGCTAAAGCAGAGAAATACTGAACCTCAATCAAGTCGCCCGTAATAGCACCGGTATTTAAAACAATAGATGTACCGTTTGTAGCCGTATAGTCAGACAAACCTAACTTAATACCATTACGATAAACGCCTTGTAATAAAGCTGGGGTATAGGTTACGCTAAATGTTGTTTGACCAGACGTTGCGGTAAAGTCAGTAGTCGTAAGGATAGAAGAACCGCTCGGAGCTGTCCAAGCCACAGTTGATCCATTAGAGCTTAATACATATCCACTTGAACCAATACCAAAACGAGTAGCGCTATTAGTGCCGTTACCAACAATTAAATCTCCAGTGGTAGTAATTGGAGAAAGCGCATTGAAAGCTGCAGAAGCTGTAGTCTGTCCAGTTCCACCATTGGCTATTGTTAAAGCAGAACCTAAAGTCAAAGATGTAGCACTTGCTACACCTAAAGTTGGAGTAACTAAAGTTGGCGAAGTATTTAATACGGCAGAGCCAGAACCTGTAGAAGTTGTTACGCCCGTACCACCAGCAAGAACGGGTAAAGTACCTGCAACTAATGTAGAGGGCGACGTAGAATAAATAGCATAGTTAGATGAACTAAATGTGGTTAATCCTGTACCACCGTATCCTGTGCCGATTGTAGTTCCGTTCCAAGTTGCACTAGCAATAGTTCCGGGATAGGTTAAAGTTGAATTGCCCCACTGGGTATTAGATGATGCAAAAACACGAACGCCCCAAGTGCCAGCAGAAGTAGCATTAGAGACGCATAAAAACTGAGCTGCTCCACCAGTAGTAATGGTCTCCAACAATGTGCCAGCGTTATCATAAACTGATACGTTTCCAGTAGAAGTGTTGGCAACAGTATAAAAAGTACCCTTAAGAAGCGTTGTTGCTTGAGGCAAATTAATTCTTTGAGTTGTTGATCCGGAAACTGCTTGAACTTGTGTTGAAGATGAAGTTAAAGATACAGCGGTGGTGGATGCAGTAATAGTGGTCAATCCAACAATGGCATTATTAATTGCAATATTTCCAATACCGGGGTCTCCAAGACCACCTAAAGAAGCGCCACCATCGGCATACAACGTCATTGAATCTGTTGTTGCGGCTGTAGCGTTTTGTATAAAGTGAATATTATTATTTGTCCAAGTAGCTAAAGTTAAATCAGAACCGTAAGATTGGACAAAGTTTGCACCAGCAGCATTTAATGAGTTCATTACAAACCCAGCAGCGGTAGCATTATAGTTTGTACTATTACTACCAATTTCCATGTACTGATTTGGATAATTATTAGCTGCTGTTACATAAGATGAATATGCTGAAGAACTTGTATTGTTTGTATTTTGTAATATGACGTTTGCATAGGTTGCATCGGCACTAGCAAAAGAAGCAATTTGACCGGTTGCTGATACGCTATACGTTCCATCGCCTACGTTTAAAGCCCCAATATTGGTGGCTACGTTTGGCGTGTAAGAAATATTAACGTTGCCGTTAGCATCTCGATTAACCGACTTTTCTGCTGGATATGTAACAAATACGTTAACTGATCCGCTAAACGTGCTAACTGCAGATCCTGAATTTGATGATGCTAAAATGGTTGTTCGAGTTAAAGTAGGTCCAGTAGTAGAATATGTGCCTACTCCTGCCTCCCAGTTACCAGAAGCATCTACAGCACCATAATAGGTAGTGTTTCCATTACCGACAACGGCAAAAGACTGATACCCTGCAACGCTTCCGCTTAATGTAAAACTTACGGTTGTGTTAGCAGTACCAGTCTGTTGGACTCGGTCATACAGCACTAGAGCCATTTAGGACTCCTTAGCTAGTCGCAGTTGTCGAATATGTAACGCTTACAGTATCGCCAGCTGTTGTGGTCTTAGCTGTACCAAATGCGCCAGCGCTGTATAAAGTACCACCAGTATTACCTAGGGTAGAAGAAGCGCCTGTACCTGTAACCAAGAAGCATCCACCTACAGTGCCACCAGAACCAGTAATTGTATAAGTAATTGCAGAAGCGGCAGCAGTTACTACGTTAGAACCCGGTGTTGTATTGTTGTTGCCAGTAGGAGTTGTAAACACGGCAGTGCCTCGAACAGCGGAAGAAGATACGGTATAAGCAGTAAATTCAGTCCATCCAGAGTGCGAAGTCATGGTATCGGTTGGTGAGAATGTGTTTCCAGAGCCAGATACTAAGCCAAGGTAAGGACCAACTAAAGCAACTGGTGAAGACAATAAAGTTTGTGACAACATAAAAATCTTTCCAACCTGAACTACTTGGTTAGGGAAGTCTTCAGTCCACTTTACATTGCCATCGGCATCACGGCACTCTACGTGGTAATGGCCTTCAATACCAAATGTCTCGTCTTTAATAGCGTTAGCCTGCAGAGTAATTTCTGCGTGGTCGCCAGATCCTGTAAATTCTTTATGCATAATTACTCCTAGTCTGAACTACTATAGTTAATACTACTTGTGGTAGTACCAATGGTTAAAATTGCGGACGAATAACTCGCCGTTGGAAATTGCACGGTAAAGCTAGTTGTACAAGTCTTGTCTGACCCAAAATTTAGTACAAAACATGCTGCGCCTGTAGTTGCATTGTATACTAACGCCCCCCTAGCGGTAAAGGAAGCTGGATTCCAAATGGCATCATTAAATGATACGTAAGTGACGTTATATTGGCTATTTTGGGTAGGTGGGGTAGAGATAGTTAATACTTGACCGCCAGCCGTGTATCCCGTGCCTACAACTTCATTGGTTGAGGTATAAGCCGTAGTCTGCTGACCTAGATTAGCCAACGCATTGTAGAGGGCAATCTTATAGGTTCCGGTAGTAAAGTTCTCATTACCGTTAAGCAAATTCTGCTGAAAAATTGTGCAAGAAGTTTGGGTAATCATGAGACCACATTACCTTTAAGATTAATATTAAGCTTTGTTTGACCATCTCTGTAAGCATCACCACGATCAAGGCCATCGCAGAAGCGTCTAAATTCTAATAAAGCCTCTTGGTATTTTTGCTCATAATTGGTCACTAAATCGGCTTCTTGTTTCATAAATAGCATAGCTTCTCGCATAGCGCCATAGAATAAAACGGGATCAAAATTATCGCCTAGCCAGCTAGTTCCGGTGGCATTAGATACGCTAGATACAGTTAATTGAAAACCAGAACCAGTAGAACCTAAAGATGAGCAGGAAAGCACGTCCCCTACAACATAGAAATTACCACCAAAAGTAATATTACAACTAGTGACAATTCCACCACTAATGACGATATTAGCTGTAGCATTTGCTCCTGAGCCTCCTGTTAATGAAACATTTTGGTATACACCGTTGGTATATAGCGTACCTGCATTACTGATATTAGTACCATTAATCTGACCCTGCACAATAGTAGGTGGGTAGTAGTAATAGTGCATTTCTATTGGGTAAGCTTGGTCTGGTGCAGGGGCTACCATTAAAGTCATTTCATTTACATCGGAATACTGCGAGCCAAATAAGGCGTAATACTTAGGCGTACCGCCCGGAGTTCCTTGATAGGTTGTACCATTATTGGTTGCATAAGGGTAGGCTTGACGCATAAAGTTAACGTCTTTGTTAATCAGATAGTTATACATCCCCGTAGTTGGGTCTATAACCGCTACTGAATAATTTGCCAGCCAGTCCATTGGAAGCGCTACGTATTGGTTTCCAGCAGTCATTGTGCCGGTTACATTTTTACGTAGCGATGGTACGTTTACTGAGTTATATATACGAAGTTCAGC